ACCCTGAGGTATCCCCGAGACCCCTAACCACTAGCGGGATTCTCAGAGATCTCTAGGGACTACCCTGTAAGACTCCTAACGAGCCCTAAGGCGAGAGATACCATCAGGATAGCAGAGGAGTCTGAGAGAGTCTTGAGGGCTCTGAGGGGGGTTTGTATGTATATCAGGGTACCCTTATAACCAGGGCTTATCTATGTACTCCCTAAAGACCCTTTTAAATCCTATTATAGTACCTTATAGAGAGAGAGAATACGTAGGAAGACTTACCGGTATGGTAGGGCTTACCCGACAGTAAGAAGATTGGTACCCTTAAGGTACCCACTGAACATTGTAGCTTAAGGTACGAAGGGGGCCTTAAGACCTTATAGACATTTATAGTCTATATGGAGAATACAGATATTCTGTGTGGAGCTTAATGCCCCCTTCCCCCTAAGGGGCCTAAGGGCATCCTCGACACGGCTAGATACCTTAGAGGTAAGACTATAGGATATACTTCCTATGGTTCTTCTCTCTCTGGTAAACTTTAGGTCTGGGAGGACTAGAATGAATAACAAGCAGAAGCTAGCATTAGCTAAGGAAGTCCAGAAGCGTAAGAAGCTAGCGGACTATGAAGGGGACTTTGAATTGTTCTCTAAAGAACAGATTAAGATATTAACTAAAGATTCCTCTATGGGGTTTATACCCTTTGAGTTCAATGAGGCTCAGAAGATAGTTAATAAGAAGATAGATGAGCAGCTTAAGAAGACAGGCCGTGTCAGGGCCATAGTCCTTAAGGGTAGACAGATGGGTCTATCAACCTTTGCAGTTGCAAGGGTCTTCTGGAAGTCTTACTTCAATGCACACAACAAGTCAGTTGTAATGGCACATGACTCAGCCACATCTGACTCCCTCTTCAACATGTCACGGAATACAATCTCCAACATGCCTGAAGAGTATAGACCAACCTTTAAGAAATCCAATGCCAAAGAAATTATGTTCGAGCACAATGAATCGGGCTATAGACTCTACACGGCAGGATCCCCTGAAGCTGGTCGAGGTACAACACCAACCATTGCTCACCTATCAGAGGTAGCCTTTTGGACCCATGATGAGAAGATCCTTGCAGGTCTCTTTCAGGGTATATCCGAAGCAAATGGTACGGAAGTTATACTTGAGTCCACCGCTAATGGTGTTGGTAACGAGTTCCACAGATTATGGAAGGGTGCAGTAAATGGTGAGAACGATTACGTTCCTATCTTTGTACCGTGGTATTTGATGCCGGAATATAGAAGAACAGTACTAGAGCCCGAAGAGTTCCAAGAGACCCTTACAGAAGACGAGCAGAAGCTACAGGACCTACATGGTCTTGACATAGAACAGCTTTACTGGCGTAGACTTAAGGTAGCGGAAGGTGGTCTTAGTAAATTTAAACAAGAGTACCCTTGTACCCCTGAAGAAGCATTTCAGGTTTCAGGGTCTAATGTGTTTGACATTGAGAAGTTGCAGTCATTGATCCCTTCAAAAGTAATGAAGAATCAATCTTTCAATTTAGTATCATCAACCTTTGAGGATCACTCGGAGGGTAATTTAGAAATCTTTCAGTATCCGAAGTTTGATGAGAACTTTGTTATCGGTGCTGACTGTGCACTAGGGGTGGGTCAAGATTCCTCCGCTTGTGCTGTGATGAATACTGATAATGAAGTTGTAGCTTTATTTAGAAATAATAGAATAGATCCAACCCAATATGGTGACTTACTATTCTATTTAGGTAGATACTACAACAACGCTTTGTTAGCTGTTGAATCTAATTCCTTAGGCATAGCGACACTGAACCGTCTTAAGCAGATGAAGTATGTGAACCTATACCACCAAACCAAAGTAGCTAACGTGTCTAATGAGGAAGGCAGCCGTCTTGGATGGCGTACAACGCAAGCTACTAAACCCATGATCATAGGGCATCTTAAGAACGCAATCGAGAATGATGACATTAACCTTGCGTCCGCACGAATCATCCAAGAATGCATGGATTACGTGTCTGATGCCAATGGTCGTACCAATGCCATATCCGGTGCTCACGATGACACCGTTATTGCAACAGCTATAGCACTTGAAGTCCTTAGGACTCATAGAGATAGACTGACCAATACTAAGGTCGGCTTCCAGAACCAACAGTATGTGGAGGACACTACTGCTTGGCTATAGTTGTAAAGTTTCCCCATTAGTCCTCCAGCTAACGCTGTGGTTTAGGGTGACATACGTGTTTCGGGAAAAAGAAGCTACAGGAACCTATTTTAACGAATGAATGATGGATTGTGTTAATCCAATATAAGAGGATATGAAATGACAGACCCCCAAGGATATAAAGAACAAGTAACAGATGATGAGCTGATGAACATCATTAACTCGGAAGTAACTAACTCACAAGGTAACTTCCTTAATTCCTCTGAACTTTCAGACGAACGAGAGAAAGCAACATACGAATATGCGATGCAGCCTGTAGGACATTTGACCCCACAGGGTGTATCTAAGATTGTATCCTCAGATACCGTTGAGGCGATCGAGGGGTACTCTGCAGTTCTATCCGAACTGTTATTAGATAATAAAAAACTAGCAAAGTTTATACCATGCAACTCTACACCTAAAGGTGTTCACGATGCTCGTAGAGCGTCTGACCTTGTTAACTACTGTATCTTTAAGAAGAACAGTGGTTGGGGTTTGATTAATACTTGGATGAAAGCAGCTCTACTGTGGAAGAATGCTGCAGTAGCTTGGGAGTACGTTGAAGACTTCGAGCTAAGCTTTGATGAGTATGAAGAGATCACCCCTGAGGCCCTTGACATTCTACTAGCTGATCCTGAAGTAGAAGTAGTTGGTGACCTCTACATGGATGAGACTGGTGTGTATAAAGAAGTACGTGTAAAGCGTACCCACAATAAGAGTGGTGTAAAGATTCGTAACATCCAGCCTGAGTCTTTCCTTATTAACCAAGGGGCTTCTTCTATTCAAGATGCATCCTTCGTTGGTATTCAAGAAGATATGACTCGATCTGAGATCCGTAAGATGTACCCAGAGTTTGCAGATGACATTGACTGGGAATCTACTGATGACCGTTACACTTTTATGTCTGCTATAAATACTGAGAAAGCAGCCCGTAGGACCTCTGTGGGCCTATCTAACCTTTCATACAATCAGAGTCAAACAACTGAAGCTAACATGATAGCTAGTGTTGTTGAGTGCTGGTTACGTGTTGATCGGGATGGTGATGGTATTGCTGAACTTAAAAGATTTATTACTGTGGGCGATAACATTCTGTTTGAAGAAGATGTTGAGTCAGTTCAATTATGTGAGCTAAAGCCTTTTGATATCCCACACGAGTGGGCTGGTCTATCTATGGCTGACATGACTCGACCTTCAACCCTAGCGTCTACAGCTATCCTTCGTGGTTTTGTTGAGAATACTTACTTAACTAACTACTCACCGAAGCTAGCTGACCCTAATGTTGTAGACTTCTCTGCTTTGCAGAATATGAAACCAAAACAAATTGTACCTACTAATGGTAACCCAGCTATGGCTGTGCAGAACATGCCACCAGAAGCTATGTCCACAGGTACAGTGCCTCTGCTTGAGTTCTTGCAGAAGCATAAGGAACAGGCTAACGGGCTTTCAAAAGCAGCCCAAGGTCTAAACGATACTCTCTATGTGTCTGGTAACTCAGAGCAGAAAGTGTCATCTGTGCAATCCGCAGCACAAACACGTATTCAACATATCGCCAGAAGATTTATGGAGACAGGCTTAGCCGATCTCTGTGAAGGTGTGTATAAGACGATGATTAAAGAAATGCGTGGACAGGAAGTAGGGTACTATGATCGTAATGATTTCTACTCTACCATTGATCTTAAGACACTACCAGATGCTATGATGCTTAAAGTAGAAGCAGATGTTGGTGATTCAAGCAATGCAACTGTAATGAAGAAGATGCAAATGATTGGTGAGCAAGTGCTACCCGGTCTAGTCAAGGTTGGTTTCCAAGGGGCAGTAAACCCTACAGCACCAGCTACTATTGCATTTAAAACCATTGAGGCTTTAGGTGAAGACCCGTTAGACTACATAGTAGACTACACTTCCGAAGAGTATAAGAAGTCAGCAATGGAAGGTAAGCAACAAGAAGCTAAGGCAGCTGAGATGAAGAAAGCTATGGAAGAGCAAACCATCCAAACTAAGATGGCACTTGACCAAGCAAACGTCGATTACACTAATGTGCAGTCTCAGAATGCTATTCAGGATAACCTGAAGCAGCTTGTTGTAGCCTTAGATAAGTCATATCAAGAATGGGCAAAGTTAAGTATTTCTGCAGGGAAGGAAGGGCAAGTCGTTCCGGAACAGCCAAACGTACAGGAGATGTACGCAACAGCGCAGGATTTAATTCAGCAAACAATGACCCAGCCACAAGGTAACGGAAAGCCGAAGGAAGAAGAAGGCCCTCAGCAGGAAGAGATCGCCCCTACTCCTGATGCTATTGAAGCTTTCTTAGGACAAGGTGGTGGAGGTATGATGTAAGGGGGTGATTCTCATCTTTAAATATACCACCCCAGTTTAGTCTGGAGCGTATCTGATAAAGCGTGTGGTATACTTTAATGAACTGTGGGGCCCAGATGGGCCCTGCAAACTTACGACACTAACCGAGGAGATATAGTGAATAAGTATAAGGAAGGGGCTAAACGAAAGTTTAAGCCAAAGATGGATCATAAGACCGGAGAGTATAAAGCTAATCCGTTTATTGATTCTCAAGGAGCATTGTCAAGTGCAATGTTTGCTAAGAAAGAAAGAGACGAGTTCTTCACAGAAGCTTACTCCGACATCCTAGTAGACCTCTTCACACAATGGTTAATCACAGAACCACACTGTAACAAAGAGCGTGAGTATCTGTATCATGTTGCCATGGGCCTTGGCTCAGTCAAAGAACGTCTACTTAAAATTGAAACCTTTGGCTTTAACCAAGAGCAAATGGAAGTTAATAGATCTCAAGAAGGAGATGAATAAGTGGATTATACTAGGTTAAAAGAAAAACAATTACACAGAGCAATAGAAAATAGTAACAGGTCTTTATTTGCTATTATTGATGAAATGTCTATAGGGCCGGGTAAAGCTCGACTCTTTGCAAAAGACCTTGTCAATGCAAGTGAAGCTCTAGCTACTTTAGAAGAGATTGCTAAACCCCGAGCGCCTAAGAAGAAGGCTGCGGTTAAACAGGACTAATATAGGATAACAAATTATGAGCAACGAAAACACTACAGCCTCTACCCGTTCGGATGACGCTGGTTTTTATGCTGGTCAAGATAGTCAATCATTCGATGACATTCCAGTTCCAATGGGCCCAATGGGTGAGGCTTTAGGTCTTACCATGCCTGAGGGGGAATCTCTACCAGATGATGATGAATCTGATCTTGACCCGGAAGATTCTGTGGATGACGAAGGACCCGAGTATGACGACACAGATGAAGACGATACCGATGATTATGAGGAAGACGCTGACGACGACGAAGAGTATGAGGATGAAGATGATTCTACCCGAGATGACGATTTGCCGGATGAAGAGGAAGTAGACTGGGACTATCAAGTTCCTGTCAAGATTGATGGAGAGATTGAATATGTTTCTCTTTCAGAACTTCGTAAAGGTTTTGCTACTGATCAACACTTGTCTAAGAAGGGTAGAGAAGTTAGTGAACTTGAAAAGTCTTTGCAAGAAGAATATGAAGGCAAGACTAATCAGGTTGTAGAACTTGGAACCGCTTTAGCTACACAGCTACAAAAACAAGAAACTGTGTTAGCTCAAGAGTTCCATGACTTAGAATCTAAAATTAAGACAGCCCGTGAAAACGGAGATACTTATGAGCTTAATGAGCTAAAAGATAAACGAGAAACTGCACAGGCAAAATACTGGGAAGCACGTAATGAGCGTGAAGGTATTTCTGGTGCAATTCAACAGCAACAGCAAGAACAACTTCAACTACAAGTTGATGGCCTTTTAGAGACCTTCGAATCTGAGATTCAAGATCTAGTGCCAGACTTTGATGCTGAGTCTGTTCGTGACTTTGCTTTAGGAGAAGGAGTTCCCGAAGAGTTCCTTGATATTATCTTTGATGCCCGAGTAGTTAAGTTTGTTGATGACTATCGTCAACTTAAACAAAAGACTAGCTCAGGCTCTGCTAAACGTAAGCGAGTAAATAAAGCTAAGGGTGTACCTTCTAAACGTAAAGCTACTAAAGCTCAACGTGCTCAAAGGGAATCTGGAGCTCGTCGAGACCAAGTGCTTTCGGGCGAAGGTAACGATGCTGATCAATTAGAATTTCTTAAGTCATTAAGCAAGTTCCGCTAATATTAATAAGATTCAATTAAACTATTAATTTATAAGGAATAATAAAATGGCTGCAACAAATTTTGTAACTACAGCGGTAGCTGATCGTAAATCAGAAACAGAAGATCTCGCTAACTTTATCTCAATGGTTACCCGTGACGAAACTCCGTTCATGGCTTCTATTGGTAAGAGCAAGTCTAAGGGTATCTTCCACGAATGGCAAACTGATGAGCTTTTGGCTCCAGGCTCTAACGCTGTTGCTGAAGGTTCTACCTTCTCAACTATTGCTACTAATCAGGCTGCTGGTGGTGATCGTGCTCGTCTCGGTAACTACACTCAGATTAACTCTAAGACCGTACAGGTTTCTGGCACTAAGCGTGCTGTAGACCAAGCCGGTATTGCTGATGAGTACGCTTACCAGCTAAAGAAAGTCGGTACTGAAATGCGTCGAGATCTTGAGCTTGATTTGATTCACAGCTTCAACAGCTCAAATGGTTCTGGTACCCGTACTATGGGTGGCTATCAGGCATTCGTAAACGACAACGTAGTTAACGCTGGTGAGGCTGCTGCATACACTGCTCCTAGCACTAAGGGCGTTGGTACTGCTGGTACTATCAACCGTGGTTCTACTGACACTAACCTTGCCGCTATCGAGCTGTCTGACGTTGATGATATCATGCAGACTATCTACGAGACAGGTGGTAAGGCTACTACTCTGATGACCTCTCCGAAGAACAAGCGTGAGTTGTCTGCTAAGGCGCATGCTACTGGTTCAAGTGGCACTAACCTTGTACGTAACGTAGATGACACAGGTAAGATCCGTCAGAGCATCGAGCTATTCGATTCTGACTTTGGTTCTATCCAAATCGTACCTAACTACATCATGGGTCTTGATTTCAACACTGGTTCTGGTGCTACTACCAACAGTAAAGATTTCACTGCTCTTGTGTACGATCCCTCGTTCTTTAAGATTGCTACTCTGCGTCCCCTTCAGGAAACTGAAGTTGGTCAGCAGGGCGACAGCACTATCGGTCAGATTGTGGAAGAGTGTACTCTTGCCGTTTCTAGCCCGAAGTCTGCTGGTATGATCGTTGGTCTGGGTGGTGCATAACCCCTAGTACCTTTGGGGCTCCCTTTTGGGGGCCCCTTCTTTTTACCTATGGAGGATAAAATGGATAACCAGATTAAAGGAAGTTATTATGGCGGTACTATGCAGGTACATCAGGATGTATCCGAATACCTTAAGTACGCTAAAAATTCCCGTGATACACAATCCGCTACAGGCGATGCGTCACACTACAGGTCCTTTGCTATCATACCTGATATTGTAGCACTAGAGATTTTAACAACTCATGGACTAAATCTCCATGAGTCAGAATTTATGAGCAACAAGGAAGATGTTGCTAAACTTAAAAGAATAATTAAATCAGAGTACCCCGACCTGTTAACCTCTAACATCTCAAGGGCTCGTGGTTAAAACAGGAGACAAACAATGTCAACTCCATTATATGACGCTATTGTAACTAAAGTTAGAAACTGGGTTAACCGGGATGAAGCTATCCTTACAGATGCCTTAGTGTCAAACTTTTTAGATTACTCAGCAGACTATTGCTACCGTAATCTACGTATCCCACCGTTAGAGCATACCTTTGTTTATAATGCTATTACGAGTGAGACTGAAGGGGAAGATTCTATTCTTATGCCCTCAGACCTTTCGGAGCTTATTCAGTTTAGTAAAGTAGATAATCAAAGCAATCGAACTGTGTTTAACGAAAGGCTTTCTTTGTTTGCCATGCAAGATAAAGATATGACTAAAAACAATAACAACTTTGCACGGAAAGGTAGAGCACTTGTCTTTGAGCCTAAGGCTGAGATAGGCGATCGGTTTGAAGTATACTACTACCGCAGACTCCCTGACCTTGATGCTAAGTACTTAGTTAACCAAGCAAACATTAATGCAGGTCTTTGCACTCTTACCAGTTCTAGTACTGTGGGTTCTGTAGAGTTCCCAGCTAGTAGCGGTACATATTACGTAGGTAATGAAGTCCCCAACTGGCTACGTGATGACCACGAGCGTATGTTGCTATGGGGCGCAATTGCACACGCATTGGATTATATTGGAGAAGACGAAAGAGCTGCTAAGTTTTTTGCAAAACAAAAAGAAGCTATTATCGAATTAAACAATGAAGAAATAAAAAGAAAAGTTAAGGGTGGTTCTATGGTGGCTACTTATTCTAACGTAGCTCAATTTTAAGGAGAGCATAAATGACTATTGATTATATCCCCGGAACTACTTCAAACTTAGTTGGTGATCCAGCAGAAGGTGGAGCTTTTAGTTCTGGCAACAAAGGAGAGCTTTCTGGAGCTAATACTGCAGCGGCTAATGCTGCTACCTCAGCTACTGCTGCTGCTGCTTCACAAACTGCGGCTGCTCAGTCAGCATCTGATTTAAGTGCTGCAGAAGCTAATGCTGGACTTTCAGCTGTTGCTGCGGCTACCTCTGCTACAGCTGCTGCTGCTGATCGGTCAGCAACACAAGGATTTCTTGGAACTATTGCTAGCCTATACGATCAGTTTGATGATAGATACTTAGGTTCTAAAACATCAGAACCAACTCTAGACAATGATGGTGGTGCTTTGTTAGTGGGTGCTATGTACTTTAACTCCACAAGTAATCTTATGAAAGTGTACAATGGATCTGCATGGCAAGTAACAGCAGTTGACAGCACTACTATATTACTTAAAGCACAAAACCTTGCAGACCTCCCTAGCGTAAGCACTGCACGTACTAACCTTGGGTTAGGCACTATGGCTCTTGAAGCCGCTGCAGACTATGCACTCCTAGCAGGCGCAACTTTTACTGGTGACGTAACAGCCCCAGAGTTTATTGGTGTGCTACAAGGTGAGACTGTATTTAAAGCTAAAGCAGGTGAAGCTCTTGTAAAAGGTGATGCAGTTTATGTTTCAGGTGTTAGCGGTAATACCCCAGTAGTAAGTAAAGCAGATGCTAACGGTACAAACACTTACCCTGCCTTTGGACTAGCCGCTGCAACTACAGCTAACAATGGTACTCTTGATGTAATCACTGCAGGTCAACTTAAAAACATTGACACTTCAGGTTTTGCACTTGGAGATACATTGTACCTCAGTACAACTCCCGGAGCCCTTACAGCTACCCCACCTTCAGGTGAAGGGTCTGTTATTCAAAACATGGGTAAGGTTGAACGAGAACATGCAAGCGTAGGTTCTATCCTTGTAGTAGGTGCAGGTCGTACTGCAGCTACCCCAAACCTTAATGACGGTAATGTTTTTATTGGCAACAGTTCAAACAAAGCTGTTACTAGTTCTTTCAATACCCTTTCAGATGCTAGAATTGCAAATAATATTATAGATGAAGATGGTTTTGGTACTAACAGTGCTACTCGTGCTCCTTCTCAACAATCTGTAAAACAATATGTAGCTGATCAAACCGCTAATATTCAAGGCGACATTACTAATGTTATTACCGGTAATGGATTAACTGGTGGTGGTACTAGCGGTGCTGTGACTATAGCTGTTGATACAGCAGTCGTGGCTACAGCAGGCAATACACTATCACTAAATAATAAAACACTAAATACTCCTGATATCAATACTCCAGATATTAACGGTGGTACTATTGATGGTACAGTTATTGGCGGTTCTACAGCAGCAGCGGGTAGTTTTACAACTATAGATTCCGTTAATAAAATTACAGCTACTCGTGCAGATAACGGAATTAACTTCCACGCTATTTCTACAGACGCAGACGAAAACAACGGCCCTATTATGGACTTTGAGCGTATATCTGCAAGTCCGGCTGACGGCGATAATACTGGTATTGTAAATTTTAAAGGCCGAAATGACGCTGATGAAACAGCTACGTATTCACAGTTATTTACTGAAATTATTGATGCCAGTAACGGAAGCGAAGACGGTAGGATAGAAATAAGAACACTGCAAAACGGTACCTTACGTCCGGGTCTTACTCTTTTTACTAACAATGGGCAGCCTGAAGTATCTGTAAACGGTTACAGCGCTGATGTAGATTTCCGTGTAAAAGGCGCATCGCAAGCAGCTTTAATCTTTGCAGACTCATCTGAGAATAAAGTAGGTATTAAAACAGAAACTCCCTCTACAGATTTTCAGGTTAATGGGGATGCTTTGTTTGCTACTGCGACTGTAACTGGCGCATTAGGTTCTGGCGATATAACAATTACTGACGCAAGTCCTAAACTAGCTTTTATTGACTCTGACGGAACAAACCAAAAAACTGAGCAAGTACAGGCTGGCGGTTCTTTTGTGACTACAGTTAGAAACAACACTAGCCACGGTTCAATTGATTTTAAATCTAATAACGGAACAAACAATCTACTTAGATTCCGAGTAGCTACTGACGGTGACTTTAACTTCTATAAAAATGATGGCAGCACTGTTGGTGTTAAGTGGGATGCGCCTAACGGACGTTTAGGTATTGGCACAACAACTCCTAGTGCTGCTCTTGATGTTGTAGGTAAAATTGAAACATCTGAGGGTATTTATTTAGGCGGTACTGGCGGTTCAAATCTTTTAGACGATTATGAAGAAGGAACTTGGACTCCGGTAATGCGAGATGCTACATCTGGCGGTAATGTTGCAGGGGCAGCAAATCTTTCAGGGGTTTATACTAAAATTGGAAGGCATGTAAACTTAACTGTTCGTGTGATAAATGTAAGTAACACCGGCATGACTGGGGGCAATGATGTTTATATTACTGGTCTTCCATTTGCTGCTGCTGATTTGAGTCCATCATTTAGACATGTTGGGACTGTAGAAAGCACACGCATTGATTATGGAAGCTCTATTCAAAGCAGAATCACAGAAAATACAAGCTACATGATATTAAGTAGCTCTACAAATG